CTGGCACAGGCTACTCAAGAATTACTCTTAACGACGGCACTTGGACTGTTACCGGTGATACTGCTAGCTATCCGCTACAGACTTTTACTACTGGTGCAGGCGGCTGGACTGGATCCGTGCAAGGCTACGCTATTGTAACCACGGGCACTACTCCGCGTATCCTAACAATCGAAGTTGATCCTAACGGTCCTTATACGTTTAACGAAAACGATACCTACGACGTAACACCAAACGTTACCATCGCGTGACGTTCGGTTTAGGATATTAATCAATGTCATGGACTCCTTGGAAATCCCCTCGAAAAACACAGGGCATCGAAAGCAACGAAATACAATTTGTTGACAATAATGTCTCTAGTGTCCTCACTAGTAAAACCTCTATTAAATCCACAGCAAACTTCTTTGGCGAGTTAGTTACTACAGAATCAACTGCGCTCGTGTTTACTGACTTTGGATTTGAACTAGACGGGCAAGTTGTAGAGTCTATTGAAATACGTCTTAAAGCAAGTCGACTTGGTCGAACACAAGACAAAGTGATTGGTATCTGGGACGGAACTAAGCGGATGGGCGCGAACATGGCCAACCTAGAAGCCACTGACGATTTTACCTATTCCGGTACACTCGGTGACTGGAAGCTGTCTTCAGCTACAAAGTTAGACTACGTTAGCCCAGATTTTGGCGTAGTAATTGACTTACAGCCGCACACCCAATATCCGAGTAATGTGACTGTTTATATCCGCAAAGTGCAAGTTAGATTGAAGCTTGCTGTTCCTGAATAATCCAAACCTGGCACCAGCGCACTAATAAACTATAGGAGCTTGCGACAGACGGCGACAGGCGTCCTTGCGCCTGTTAATCGTCGTCTCCTGGCAAGTTATTTAGAAACTGTCGCAGCTTAGTACTATCAGTCTCTGCTCTAACCTTGCCTAGCTGTTTGCCTTCACTAGGATCGTCGTGTGGTTCGCTTGTAGATGTATTGCCTCTTTTGAGTGCATTTACAATAGCTCCGCTACCTCCGCCACTGTTTGCTGCCGCCGCTGCATCATCCTCGTCTTCATCTAAGTTAACAATACGCAGGCTATCTACATCAAAGCCTAAGTCAATCTTATTGCCCACGCCGCTTGAGCTACGTGTTTTCATTAGCTGTATTTGATAGCGGCCGCGTTCTCGCATTGCTCTACTGGTAAAGATACCAAACACGTTGTCTGCTGTCTGTATCTTACTTAGGCCGCCTGATATGTGACTGTGATCAAATTCAATCTCTTCTACCGCGCCCCTGTTCAACTGCGCCGCAGTTACAAACACTGTATTCAATTCCATTGCTAGGTTACGCAGTTCTTCTGAAACATACTTGTCTTTGATGAACAGGTTCTCTGCACTAATCTTAGCACCATTAGGCATCAATAGATCCAAGTAGTCAATCAACAGTACGTCAACTTTCTGCCCTGTTTTGATTTCAAGCTCTTTAACATACGCTCTGATGTCGTTGGGTGTTTTGCCTGATGGCATGTACTTGACTTGGAACTTGCCAGATTTCTTGCCGATCATCTTAACTTTCATTTCGACGTCGTCGATATTCTTAAAGATGTCGCGGGTGCCTACTCCAGTAACCATACTGTCGACACGCATAGATACCAAGTTCTCACTTAGCTCTAGTGTGACATACAATACGTTCAAACCAGCCAGCGCCCAATTCACACCTAGGTTAGCAAGGAACAGACTTTTACCAGCACCTGAGTTATGACTAGACAATCCATTAGTGTAGTATCTGTGGTTTTCATGATCAATGTGAAAGTCATATACTGTACGCTGTCCTGCTGCTTCTATACTGGTTACTACTTCGGAGCCGGACTCTGTACTAATACAGTCGCCGACGAGTAGCGTACTAGCGTATTTCCACTTGCCGTTGAACAGTTCGAAAAAATGGTCTATACTAGCAGTTATAGAACTGCCGGCATCTGTGCTTACAGTAACACACTCCTTGTTTCCTTTATTCCGCCATGAGTGCGCGTTAACATACCCGTCAGGGCTACTAATTCGATAGCCACTCGTTGGAACTTTTTCCAACGAACTTATGTGAACCTTCTTTGGTTGACTGCGGTCGTACAATAGACATAATTGGTCTTCTGATAATTTTCGCAACTTGTCTGTAGGGTATAGAGCCGACAGCCACTCAATTTTTTTATCTAGTAAATTCATATTTTATGTTTCCTGTGTTCCAAAATCGGTTGTATCCGTTGTTAATCATGTTTTGCCATTCTGATAGTCCAGCGTCGAAGTGTTCTAACACATCTTTTAGTTTATGTTTCTGAAATGCCACTCTATTAAACACTGCGTGAGATTTAAAGTACGTGTATCCGGTGGAGTATAGTCTACAAACCTAAATCCCAGTTTTTGGTACATGTTTCCGTTGCTGAAGTCGCGCGAGGCATATGATATAATTTTACAACAATTCTGCTGTGTTGTCAAGAAGTTACGAAACAGTTTACTGGACGCTCCAGGAATGTGATAGCTCTTCTTAATCGAAAAACGATGCAGTTCCCAAGTATCTTTTTCAAACCGTGATGCACCAAACCCCATTACTGCTAGTATCTCGTTGTTATACAATAATCCTAACTTTACCTTAGAATTAATAGACTGCTGAATATGATTCTCGTCTAGGAAAGATCGATAATCTTGTGCTGTCAAGTTTACAACAGAGCAACTACGTGCACCGATTCTGTTAGGTTGTTTAAGTAACTTGTGGGTTAGCATACTCTTTATTAAGTCAGGGTTACGGTCTACTTGGTAATCCCAAAGATGCCATAATTGTAACCCTTTGTCGTTACATCGTTTTGTTTTGTTTAGATGGTAGGATTTATCCTTATCTAGTAATTCGCTATGCCAAAACATGCCGTTGCACTCTATACATAAACTGTGCTGTGGAATATAGAAATCAAGTTCTAAGGGCGGTATGACAGATCTTGTATTTGTTTCGTAGCTAATTCCATGTTCATCTAAGAACGAACGTATCATGTCTTCATACTGATTATTACGACTATCGAAGTTAGAGATGTTATACTTTTTTAAATAGCAATACACTGTAGTAGGAGCAACTTCTAACGACTCCGCCATACTGTTCACAGTTTTGCCGCTAGCGTATCGTGCTAACTCGTCAGCTGACAACAACGTACTAGATGCAAGTGCACTCCAGTATTGCCTTGCACTAACATCGCCGTAGAGTTCGTTCATGGTCGTTAATGCTTGTTCTCTATTATTGTAAGCACTGTTCTGGTATCTATCCTGCTTAGTAGTACGTATCTTGTCAATGAAATAAGGACTATGAGACGCGTTTTCTACACCGTATAGTTTCAGCATTGTTTGTTTGGTCTTGTCCTTGTGTAATTGCGTACTAAAGTAATGAGCAGTACCGTAACGATCCAAGCAAGTCTGTTTTTTCTTGTCTTTAACCCTGTCTAATTTAGACACATGGTCCACACCATACCGTTGCCGTACTGTCTCCTGTGTTAGAAGTAGTCGTCGAGGGGCATTTTCTTTAGCTTTCTTGGATATTTTGTCCTTTACTAACTGAGACTTGGCAACGTTGTCAACTCCGTACTTTTCTATATTTTTTGATAATATTCGTTGCTTCACCTCAGGATTCTGCAACACGTTTGCGTAACCGTATGTCTTTTTGCTAGTATCTGCTCTTAGTTTCTTTGTCTTGTCGCTAGTAGCACTACATTTACTCGAACAATACTCAGGAGGATTATAGATTGTCGACGTTACTTCTAACGGTTTTTTACAGTTACTACACAATAGCTGATGTTGTGTGTTTGTTAATATGTACGATACTCGAGTATTAATAGTAGCGTCATAATTTAAAAAAGCAGTATGAACTAATATACTGTCGAGCACGTCATCAGGAAGGTGTTTCTTACCGTTAAATGATCCTTTAACTGTTAAGAACTCCTGTTTCAATAAATTTGTCAATGTTGTATAGTTCAATTATTTTTACCTCAGTTTCAGCAACTACGCATCCGCCAGCAAATATATTTAGTTCGCCTCGGTTGAAGCCACCAAACAGTTTATTATCCAATGC